CATACGCCTTGATGTGAAGACTGCCGTCTTCGTTTTCGGCCTTGTGTTCGATGCGGGCGTTGAACTGCTTGTGCAAAAGTTCTTTCGGCATAGTTGTGAAAATTTATTCTTCGCAAAAGTATTGAATCGCGTTCGTGTTCACGCGCGCTTCAGTGTGCCGTTTTTCGCCAATCCGAAAAAGCGAACGGCCGCGCATCGCTGCGAAGCCGTCCATGTGAAGAAAAGAAAGTACAATCGCGGTCGGTGGTGCCGTGTTATTTCGGTATGCGAATGCAGCTGCAGGCGCAGTTGATGATTTCGCCGGCTGGCGCGTCAAGGCTGGTGTCGTGCGGGTACAGCATGCGGCAGTCTGCAAGTTCAAAGTATTCGTTCTGGTCGACAGTGATGCCGTCCATTGCTTCGTGCGTGTCGCGTGTGTTGCCGACGCCGCTGATGCACCATTCCTTGACAAATGCGACGTCAAGCGACTGCGCTGCTACGTTGCCGGATTCCGCAAGACCTATCATTGTTTCGGTCTGCGCGATCCGTCGCGCCTGCCAGGCGTTCAGCGGCGCGAAGTCCTTCAGCACGCGCTGCGTCATCGCTTCGACGCCGATGTTGATGTCTTCTTCGATGATGTCGTGCAGAACTTTCTGCAGGTCGTCGCGCAGCGTGCCTGACACACTGACGATGTTGCGGCCGCATCGCTGTGTCGCGAAGCTGCGCAGTTCTGTTTCCCAGACGCCGGACGGATCTGCCGCTTTGCCGCGCGACAAATCACGCACGACAGACTTCGCGTTCGGAAGACCGGCGGCCAGGTACAGGCCGGTGTGCCAGTCGTACAGATAGCTGCTTTCGTTCAGATTGTTTTCGATGACGCGCGACCACTGTGTCACGTCGTCATAGTTCTTGCAGATTTCAAGACAGCGCTTGACTTCCTTGCGACGCAGACTGTACAGACGCTTCATGTAGACCTTGCCGACGGCAAGACCCTTGCGGCGCAGATAGTCCTGGTGCTTGCGCTGTGCTGCTGTTATCTTGTGCTTCGACATTATTCTTCGCTGATGTCGAACGTTTCATTGCCGAACTGCACGCCGATTGGCATGATTGGCTGGTCGGCCCAGTCTTCTTCGATGCGCGGATAGTTGTTTGCTTCGCGCAGTTCGTTCAGCGACGCGTGCATCTTATTCAGGTCGTCAAGCGTTTCGCCGCGATTCTTCTTCAGCACTTCGATTCTGTCGGTGTCGACAGCAAGTTCGAACTGGCCGTCAAGTCCAAGATAGTGAATGAAGTCTTCTGCGAATTCATTGCACATGGGAATGGCAAGCTGTTCGTAGATTGTCTTCTTCGCTTCTTTCGCGTTTTCATACTTCGACTGTCCCAGATACAGGTCGACCGGCAGCTTGTACACGAAGCACAGCACGTTGATTGCGTCCTTGTGCGAAGAAAGGATTGAAAGGTCGGCGGGGTTGTCGCCAAGCTTGTGAACTTCGATTGCTGTGCGCATCGCGATGTTCTTGTTCGCGTTCTTCTGCGCGTTCGTCTTCTGTTCGATGTCGTCGACCTGCTGCGGAAGTGCCGGCGCAGATGCGTGCGAAGACGGCGTGATGACGTTCGCCGGGCCGCCGTTCTTCAGCGTTGTCGCCTGGCGCTTCATCGCGCGGTCGATGACGTTCAGATAGACAGCTGCGGCAATTATCTTGCTTGTGCCGTAGAACGACGTGTCGTCAAGATTGTAGTCGAACGACTGGAAGACGTTGCCTTCAAGTTCGATTTCCTGCTTGCCTGATGTGCCGGCAAGCTTGATGCCCTTGAACGGCGCAGCGATGCCGCCGCGGTCGATTTCGACGCGATGCCCTGGAATGATGTACATTTCTTTCGGAATGCGTTCCTTGCCGACGGCTTTCGGCGCGTATGTCGTCGCGTCGCCGAACAGCAGCTTGTTGATTGCCCAGGCCGTCAGCAGCTTTCTGCGCGTGAAGCGGTCGTTCGGGTGGTTCAGCACGTCAAGAATTGGGTGCGTTTCGACGTATTCGTCTTTCTTAATGTCCTTCAGGTCAAGATAGCGCGACACTTCGCCGACGTTGTCAGCGATGTAGTTGATGACGCCCATGACAGGCGCGATTGTTTCGTATGCGTTCTTGATTTCAGTGCGCGACATGCGGTCGAACTGCGGCATTTCGACGCCTTTCAGCTGCGCCGATATGATTTGCAGATACTGATTGAAGACGCCGGTGTCGCCGTAGTAGCCTTTGACTTCGTTTTCAAGCGATTTCAGCGCTTCGTAGTCGCTGGTCTTGATTGTCTTATATCCGAACATATTCGTGTTGTTTATGACGCAAAGAAACGCGTTTTCCGCGATGCTGCGCGTCTGCGCGCTGCGCTAATTTTCGCCGATGTTGTTTGTGATGCCAAGACGACGAAGATGCGTGACGGCTGCGTAGTTGATTGCGTCCATTGCGTGGTCGTTACCGTCTGCCGGTTCGTCGGTGTAGTGCGACTGATCCTGCGGCTTCGGCTTGTAGCTGTATGTCTTGACTTCAGCGCCGATGTGTTCGCCGACGTAGCGAACGCGGAAGCCGCGCAGCCATGCGACGCGGCCGGCCTTGTCTTTGTTCACAGCAGACATCGCATCGATGCCGTAGTGAATGCGCAGTTCGTCGCGCGCTTCAGGTCGTGACGGGTCGACATACACGATTGCTTGTTCTGGCGTCATTCCGACAGACGCCGCGTCTGCAATGATGACCGGCGCAATGTCGCGCGGCAGCATGCCGGTCTTGTAGCAGACTTCCCAGATGTACAGAATGCCTGTCAGCGGGTCGTAGCACATGCGCACAAGCGCGTCGGGGTCTTCGCTATATCCCCAGTCGTTACCGTACCACTGCGGCAGCTGCGTCGGGTATTCTTCCGGCGCTATCGCTTCCCAGTTGCGGAAGATGATACCTTCGCGACGTCTTGCGAAGTGTCCCAGGAAGACATTATCGTACTTGTCTTTGTCAAGCCGTCGCATCTTTTCGGCACGCGCGATGAAGCTGTCGGAAAGGTTCGGCAGGTTGTCGAAGTATGTCGTGCTGATGTAGGTGACGTCGCCCTTGATGCCGTTGAAGTCTTCGTCGACGCCGGCTTCGCGGTAGAAGCGCCGATAGATCCAGTGGTCGATGTCGGTCGGGTTGTAGACGATGACGATTGTGTTGACGGTGCCGACTGCGCGAATCGAAAAGTCGATTGTGTCGAACGTCGCTTCGTCTGTCAGTTCCTGGCCTTCATCTATGATGACAGTCTTGACGTTGTGAATCGATTTCAGCTTTGCAATCTGGTTCTTCGATGACTGCATGATGCCGCGAAAGTATATCGTGCCGCCGGTCGCGGTGTTGATGATTTCCTTGCGCTTGATGATGAAGTCTTCATCGATGCCGAAGATGTCAAGCTTTTCTTTGTATTCCGGCACGATAGACACTTCTGCCGACGTCAGCGTGTAACGAAGATACAAGATGTTGAAGCCGTCGTCATACGTCCAGGTCGACGCCGCCGATGATACGGCATGCGACTTGCCACTGCCGCGACCGCCCTTGACAAGAATGTATCTTGTCTGCGGTGGTGCGAACAGCGGCTGATATTTGTCGCTGAAGACGTATTGCGGCGCTGTGTCTGTCATTCTTCTTCGTCTGTATGCTGTTGCGCATCGTCACGCGCGGCGCGTTCGATGTCCTTGAATACGATGACCGGCTTTTCCGGCTTGACGTTCGCATCGACCTGCTGACGGATCTGCTGCAGACTTCTGCCAAGAACGCGGTCGAACGCCCAGCCGATTGCGTCGAATGCTTTGCGCGGGTCGCTGAATTCGCGTGCAAGTATGCGCTGCATCTGGTTGCGGCCATTCGTCGCGACCTTCAGAAAGTCTTCGCGCGTCATGTCTGCGTCAAGCAGCGACAGCGCTTCGTCAAGATTTTCATTCAGCAGACGTTCGATTTCAGCGCGCTTCTTGCGTGCGACGACCGAAGCACGGCCGGCTGCTGCTGCCAGTCCTGGACGGTCGGCGAAGCTGCCGATGTTCCGTTCTATGTTCTTGCGGCTGTTCGGGTGTGTGCCGCTGCCGCCTTTGCGTTTCTTCTTTGCCATGATGATATGTGTTTTCGACGTTGCCGCCGACGTTATTTCCTGCGTTTCTGCCGCGCAAGTTCACGCATGCTGCGCACACGTTGCCGCATCTGTTCTTCGCGTTCGTGTGCGTCGTGACTGACGAACTTTTCGCACTTTTCGTCTGTGACCGGCTTCTTGTCGCTGATGATGTAGCCGTACTGCCGACAAGCCATGTATGGCCGGCCGTCGGTGTATTCACCAGGCTGGTAGAAGAAGCAGTCGTCACACTGCGTCGTCTTCTGGTCGTAGTAGCGAATCATTGCTGTGTCTGTTCGGCTTCGGCTTCGGCTGCGGCAGCTGCTGCGATGCGTTCTGCGTAGTCGGTGTTGCGAAGAAGGAAGTTCAGTGCTTTCTTCTGCGCGGTCTTCATGTTCAGCGCCTGAAAATATGCGCAGTCTTTCTGCATGACGACGCGTTTCGACGTCTGCGTGCGGCCGTCTTTCAGAACGGTCTTGATGTCTTCCATTGTCGCCGGCTTCAGTGTCCGCGTCTGGTAGTTGAATTCGAACAGTGTCAGTCCTTTGATGCGAAGCTGCGTTCTGACGTGCTTGAACTGCGGCGCTTTCTGCTGGTCTTTGTTTTCTTCTTCGGTTTTCATGTTCCTTTTCGTTTTCCGCGACTTTTAGCGCGAAGATGATAATTTCCTTGTCTTTTGTCTTGAAGCGCGAATTTGACGCGTTTCTGTAATAAATAGCGACGCTGTGCGCGCGCGTCGCTGCGTCTGCTGCTTGCGTTCAGATTTCAGACGTGTATGTAACACCGGCGATGCAGTCGTGTTCGCCGACGCACAGTGCAAAGAACTTGTCACGACTGCAGTCTTTCTGCCTTCATTCCAGTCAGTTTTTCCCAGCGCGCGATGATGAAGTCGCAGTAGCGCGGGTCGATTTCCATTGTATAGCACTTGCGGCCCAGCTGCTGCGCGGCAATCAGTGTCGTGCCGGTGCCGCCGAATAGGTCGATGACGCTGTCGGTGCTGAAGTTTGACACGAAGTGCGCGGCAAGATCCAGCGGAAAGGTCGCGTTGTGTATCTTCTGCGCTTCGGCGTTGCGGCCGATTCTGTTCGACAAATGCAGAATGTTCGACAGCGTGCCGCGGAACGGCTTCGTTCCGATGCGCCGCGTGGCCGATTCGCTGAAGACGTGAATGTATTCGAATTCGCTGTTCAGCACGTTCGACGACATGGCCGGCTGTGCTGATTCCTTGTCCCAGATGATTGTGTCGGCAAACTTCGCCTTCATTGTCGACATGAAGTCAATCAGCGCTTTCTTGTTGCCGCTGATGCTTTGCACGTTGACGAACGCGTATTTCGCGACGGCCAGCGCGTTCTGCGTCGATGCGACAAGCAGCGTCAGGTAGTCTTGCGCAGACTTGTCGTCGCTGTCGTTCGCATACTTCGATGTGCGGCCGTGTTTCGCTTCCGTCGGCGTCTTGCCGGCGTTATACGGCGGCGAAGTGAATCCTATGTCAATCATACCCCCCCCCCGTCAATTTTTTCACATCTTCAAGGCTGATGCTGTCGCCGCACATTAAGCGATGTTCGCCCAGCTTCCACACTTCGCCAGGCTTGCAGCGCACTTCGATGCTTCCCATTGATTCGCTGAAGTTGTCGTTCTTTACCTTGCCGGCTTCTTCAGATGCTTCTGTCGCAGCCTGGTCTTCCTTCGTCCAGATGCCCTTCAGTCCCCAGTCTTCGAAGTGTTCTTTGTCGTCGTCCCAAAGGTCGGCAAGAAGGTCTGCGTCCCAGCTGCCGAAGCTGCCGTTGTCTTTCAGTGCGCGACGACGAATCGTCTGCGGATCTGTGATGTCGTCTTCTGGTTCATAGACGACGCACGGCATCGACTGCAGCTTGCACTTGCGCGACGCAGTCAGTCGCAGATTGCCGGCGAAGACGACGAATTTGTCGCCATACGCGACGACAAGAATCGGCCGGTCTTCAAGAAAGTCGGTGTCTTCCTGGATTGAATTCACCGTGCGCGTCAGGTCGTCTTTCGTCCACTGGCGCGGATTCTTCGGCAGCCAGTCAAGCTGGCCGGTGTTCGCTTCAAGCAATTTCAAAGCGATGTCTTGTCTTGATTTCTTCATATATCGAATTCATCTTTGTTTTCAGCTTCTTCGACTTCGCGGCCGCCGTTCAGATACCATGTCAGATAGTATTCGATGCGTACGGCCGTGTCGAAGCGAATACCGTCACAGTCGGCAGCGCGACGGACAGCACGACGTTCAATGCGCGCGCCGCGTGCGATGTGCGAAAGCGTCAGTCCTGATGCAGCAATCAGCTGCGACAGCGCGGTCTTGCGTGCTGTTTCGACCTGTGAAAAGTCGCGTTCTGTCAGTTGTGTCTGTGTCGGCATTGCGTTGTGGTTCTTTAGTGCCTGGCGTAGATGAACGAATTCGCGCGTTCTGCGTCTTCCTTCGCCTTCTGCCGGCCTTCATTGAAGTTCTTGTCTATGTCTGTGACGACGCGGTCAAGTTCAGCGAAGTCTTTGCGCTGCAGCGCCGCAAGTGCGCGATTCAGCGAAAGAAGCCAAAGACTGTCCGTGTCGCCGGCGTCAAGTGCCGCGTAGCGCGACATCTGAAGATGCCAGAACAGATATGTGTGTTCGTGTCTGTCGGCGTAAATTGTCGCAGCTTGTTCGTCGCGGCTTCGCTGGCAGTTGATTATTCCTGTGCGTCGTGCTTTATTCATGATGTTCATTGCGAAAACGATGTTCGGTGTGTATATTATCATTTCAGTCTTGTGTCCGTTTCGCCGAAGACCAGCATCGCGGCGTCGCGTCCGTGTTCGTTCGTGCGCTTCTGCCACTTCGTCAGACTTCTGAAGGCTTCAGCAGACAGCTTCGTGCAGTTGTAGCGCGGCGCGCGCATCGTGAAGCTGACGCCGATGTCCTGCAGAAAGTCTTGCCAGATACCGCTGTCGCGCTTGACAGATCCAGCGCCCTGGCGCCGGCCCATTTCGCGGCGAATGTTGTGCGTGTCTGGAATCCAGCGGCGCTGGCGTGCGTCTTCGAATCTGACTTCGACATCATTCGTCTTCGCCAGGTGGGCGACGCGGTGCATCGCTTCGTGGATCTTCACGCAGTCGACGCATTCGAACGTCTGTGTCTTCGTGTCCCAGACTGCGAAGCCGGTGTTCACGCCAGTGTCTATTCCGATGTATTTCATTCTTCTTCGTTTTTGTCATTGTCGCTTATTGTTGCCACAAGTATTAACAGCGGCACGAACGGCCAGAAGACGCCAGCGAAAATCAGCAGCGCCGCAAGCGCTTCTGCGTGTTCTTCGGTCTTCACGTCGTCGATGACGTTGCGCGCGATGACGTAGGAAATCACGAATCCGACGCAGAAGTACAGCAGCACAAGAAGCAGTATGAAAGCAGTCTTCATGTTCATGCGTGTTTAGAATGGCAGGTCATCTGACACTTCACCGTTCGCGCCGATTCCAAGACCTTCGCTGTAGTCATTCTGCGGTGCTGTTGCAGACCTTGACGGTGCCGGCGCTGCCGGTCTTGACTGCGCGGCAGGTCTTGCTGCTGCGACCGGCTGTTCTGCCTGGTTCTGATACTGACGCGGCTGCGCTTCGGCCGGCTTGCGGTCAAGCAGTTGCAGAACGTTTGCAAGAACTTCTGTCGTGTAGCGCGTGTCGCCTTCTTTCGTCTGGTACTGACGGCTGCGCGTGCGGCCTTCGATATAGACGCAGCTGCCTTTCTTGACGTACTGTTCTACGACTTCGGCCAGCGGCGACCAAGCGACGATATTGTGCCATTCGGTCGTTTCCTGACGGTTGCCGTCGCGGTCTTTGTATGATTCGGTCGTCGCAAGCGAAAACTGCGCGACCTTTCTGTTGTTTTCGAAAGCGCTGACGCGTGGATCTGCGCCGACGTTTCCAATCAATAACTGTTTGTTAAGCGATGCCATAGTGTTGTAAAATTAAGTGTACTTTCTTTTGTGAATTATTTCGTTTTGATGCTTCTTTTCGCCCTGCGCTGCGATTTCGCGATTTCGACGTGAACCATTCTGACAAGATTCTGTGTCTTCAGCGAACCTGCGCAAGCGGTATTGATGCGCTTTAGAAGCGATAATATCTTGCGCTGCTGCGCGTCGGTCAG